CGCGCCGGAAAAGGCGCAAGATTCTTCCCGGAAACTTCTCGATTACTGACCATCTAAAGGATAGCCATAACCATCTATCGCATGGATGGCCCAGAAGAGATGCCCCAAGGTGGGGGCGCGGAGGCTCCTGCCGATCCTCGTGAGCTTTGTCAATCAGGGCAGATAATGAATTAATTGGTTCTGGGATTTTCATATAATGAACCCCACCCTTTCGGGCAGGGTCTCCGTTATTTTACTTCTTTGTCCAAGGAGGGGTGCTCCCACTCTTTGCAGCCTTTGATATATCTGCCGGCATAGCTCCATCTAACGCCTTGTAAGACTTGATCTTATTCTTATCCCCATACTCTTTACTGGTCTCAATGCCAAGGTTAATCTTCATTCTGGCGCCAATAAGCTGGTCTGAATCAGTAACCTGATCAAGTCCAACAGCTAGCATGATCGCAGCAAATTGTTCCTTGCCAAATTTTTCAGCGCCTGGGTTTTCGTTGCGAATATTTATATTCGTGAATACAACACGGCCTTGGTGTGTCGGGCCAGTGATGTCAAAGCGAACTGCAATGTACTTGCCGGTCCCAGACTTCGTGGCCTTAACTTCAGCGCCAGCTATCGTTGCCTCGTACCAACCTTCTGGTAATGGCTCAAACGAGTTTGATGGCTGTGGCATCTTGCTTAGTTCAAAGGTTTCATCTAATGAGGCCATTTTTATTGCTCCTTAATTTGAATTGAAAAGCTAGGTCTCCCCGGCTCGGTTGTCACCGCGTCCAAAAGTGGGCGGGTAATTGCTTCTGCTGCTGATTTCCATGCTGTTACATTCATCTCTGCTTTCCAACGGAATAGGCTTTGAAGGTGGTCAGACAGACCATACTCCTTAGCAATCTCCGCCAACTTCTCTGCATCAATCTTACGATTGAGCCGGCCAACGATCTTAAGCTTGTACTGCCCTATGTCAAAGTTCTCCGTACCATCCAAAGACTCTGGAATCTCAAGGGCTTCTACAATTAAATCCTCAAAACGCCTGCGCTTTTGTATAGCATCGGCTTCTGCTAATTTGCTAGACACCCACAAACGGACTAGATGCTCGATGTCGTGACTCATTTAGTGCCACCAATCTTTGTAATGATCTCTCCAAGATTCGGCGCTTCCCATTTGTCCAGCTTCCCAGAGCGATCCTTCGCCAACCATGAGCTATCTGAATCGCACATCAAGGCCCGCTGGCTCTCGCCCTCGTCGTTCATCTCAACCCGCAACGCCATTACTAAGTCGAAGAAGTACGGAAGAGACTGGCCAGTCTTGTTGCCAGGCATACTTGGTGAGTACAAGATCTTGCCGGTCTCGTCAGCAGCTTTCTCAGCCTTGGCAGTAAAGTAAATATGGCGGGCTGGTATATCTCGAAAGCTTCTGATAATCTCCGTCATAGTATCTTGCATAGCACCGTAAGCAGCTCGCGGATCTTTATTACTTTTCTTTTCTGCAATCAGAACCACTTCGGCGATCTCTGATATAGAATCCAGAGCTATCGACTCGAAATTTTTAGCCTCATCCGCAGAGGTTGCCCACTTGTAAGCTTCGCGCAGATCTTCAACGCCACGGATCTCGATGAACGGTAGATCGGCATCTTGGATTGACAGCAGACCACCTTCGGCTGAGATGATTACCGGATGCGGAAGTGTCTTGATTAATGATGTCTTGCCAGCTCCAGCCTGACCGTATACCAACATCTTGACACCGGACGAGGAAATGCTACCTGTACCTTTTAGTTGAATTGCCATTTTTAATTCTCCTAAGTTTTTCGCATCAGTTGGAGGATTCCGGTCGATGCAAGGTTGTATATTATTTCAAAATGCATTATATTGCAAGCGTTACCGATAATTAATTTACGAGGAAGCGCACAATGTTAACCACCGATGACATTAAAGTACGACTAACAAACTCGAATTTAAAGCGTGTTGCACAGGGCGCAGGCATACACGCCAGCACTCTTTACAGATTCGTAAAGCCGGACTCCAAGCCTAGTTATGAGACCGTAAAACTGCTGAGCGATTACTTCGAGAGCCGCTCATGGCAGACCTGACGGAGATATTTGGCGGATGGTCTCCATCCTCCACGCCACAAATTGACCCGCCGGATGTCCAGCTAGCAAATGCTATGCGGTCCGCAGGCCTAGAACCCCCGCCAGATATTAGATTAGACGGCAGGTTGCATCGGTTCTCGTCCGGTACAAAGGGCGGTAGCGGGCACGGCGATAAGTCGGGCTGGTATGTATGTTTTGGCGATGGCATACCCGCAGGGCGGTTCGGTGATTGGCGGTCCAGCGTTGAGATGGCGTTCCGGGCTGACATCGGCAGACAGCTTTCGCCATTCGAAGAAATGTCTCACACCCGCAGACTCTCAGAAGCCCGCACACTGCGGGATGCAGAGACAGAGAAGAAGCACGAAGTCGCTGCAAATGTCGTTGATACAATCTGGGCCGGATGCACTCAAGCAACAACCGATCATCCATATCTAAAGCGCAAGGGTATCGACGCTCACGGCGCTAGAGTCACAGGTGATGGACGCCTTGTCCTTCCCCTGTATGACGAAAACTCATCACTATGCTCCCTACAGTACATCTCCGCAGATGGCGAGAAGTTATATCACGTTGGCGGATCTACCAGCGGGAAGTTCTGGATGACAGGCTCATTTGATGAGCCGGGTACACTGTATATAGCAGAAGGATTTGCAACCGCAGCAACAATCACAGAACAATCTGGCCGTCCATGCGTGGCGGCATACTCCGCATCGAATCTGGTTAAGGTTGCTGGAATCATGCGCGATATGTATGGAATATCGCAGGACATTGTTATTGTTGCAGATAATGATGCGTCCGGTGTGGGCCAAGCTCATGCTGACCAAGCATCGGCACTCTATAAAACTCGAACAGTAACCCCTCCCGAAAGAGGGGATGCCAATGATTATGTGGCCGCAGGACATAACCTGTCAATTCTACTAATGCCTCCAAAGCTCGACTGGCTCGTGCAGGCAGATGATTTCTGCTCCAAGCCAGAGCCGATCACTTGGCTAGTCAAGAAGTGGATTCAGTCCGAAGCACTCATCATGGTGCATGGCCCATCCGCCGGTGGTAAGACGTTCGTGGTGCTGGATTGGATTCTCAGGATGGCGTCCGATACCCCAGACTGGTGTGGTAAGCAGCATAAAATACGTCCCGGCTGTAATGTCATCTATCTGGCGGGTGAAGGTCACAAAGGTATCAAGTCTCGTGTTGCCGGGTGGAAGCACTTCCACCATATTCGTAAACGTCTTAGGATGCACATATCCCGTGATGGCTGCGATCTTAATACGAAGAACGGTCTGCAGCGTGTAATTGAGAACATCAATGGACTAGACAGTAAGCCGTCCATTATTGTAGTGGATACCCTACACAGATTCCTGCTTGGCGATGAGAACTCGGCTCAGGACACTAAAGGTATGCTCGATAGTTGCTCGATTCTGATGGCTAAGTACAATTGCACTGTGCTATTGGTACACCATACCGGCGTGTCGGAGGAGGCTCAGCACCGGGCGCGGGGATCGTCGGCGTGGCGCGGGGCGCTCGACATCGAGATCAGTATCGTCCCCGGCAAGCAGCGCGGCGGCCCTATCGAAATCGTCCAGCGCAAGAGTAAAGATAGCGAATTGACCGACTCAATCTGGGTCGAACTTGAGAGATTTGCAGTCCCAGGATGGGATAATGAGGACGGAGAACCGTCGATGGCGGCAGTAGTAATTCAGATCGACGAACCCCCAGAAGTTAAAAAGGATTCTAAATTATCGGTAAATATGAAGGTTTTTGAGAACGCTTGGTGGAGTTCTGGGGCGGAAATTAGGGGTAAAAAACCGTATTTAAGTAGGTCAGGTTTGGTGGCAAAATTGCAGGCAGATGGAGTGTCAGAAACGCTGATTTCGAGGAAATTGAGGCCGGGGAGTGAAGATCAGCTGATTGGGTCACTTCGGATGGGTGAAACCATCGTTGACCATGAGAATGGGTGGTTGGTTGAGGATAAGGTTTGGAGTAACATGCTGATGATAAACAAAAATTCACTATGACTGTACCAGTGTACCGTACTGTACCGAGGGTGTACGGTACGTTTTGCGACAAAAACGAGAAAGTGTACCGTACCGTACCCCTTTCTTTAGA